CATATACTGAGGGTACCCTTTTAAATTCTTTTATTAATGAATTATTAGCTAAAAAATCTATAAATTCATTCTTATTAGCAATTTCTTTAAAGTAAAAAAATAAAGGTAAATCCGTACTACTATAAATTTTATTACGGTATTTTACCTTCATTTTATTATTTAGTAAAACTAAATAATAACATATGGGGCCAGCAAGAAAACTAAATATTGAGGTGGGGCCGATAACAGTTAATATTCCGCCACCGTTGCCAACGCACGTGCATACTGTGGCAGCTCAGCAACCCACGGCTGGTTCTAATTTTAAAGATTTTTATCAAAGCAGCATAAAGTCGTTTAATAAACCAGATTTACAACAACACTCTTTAATTGTTAAAGCTGCGGATTATATAAAGCGTAATGAAGGGGTGAGAAATACTCTTTATAAAGATTCTAAGGGCTATTGGACTATTGGTATAGGTCATTTAGTTACTCCAGAAGAGTATAAAAATTTTAAAGGTAGAACGCTTTCTGAACAGGAAGTATTAAATTTATTCCAAAAAGACTTAAACAAAAAAATGTCTTTAGTAAGATCTCACTTTGGCCCGGTATTTGATAGTTTTTCTCAAAACCTACAAATAGCTATTTTAGATGGATATTTTAGAGGGGATTTAGCGGGTTCCCCGAGGACACGCAAATTGCTTTTAAGTAACAATTTTAAAGCAGCTGCAAAAGAGTATCTCAATAATAATGAGTATAAAGCGGCTTTAGCTTCAGGGTCCGGGGTGGCTAAACGTATGCAACGAAACGCTGCAATAATAGCTGCAGAAAACTAATTATTCTATTTTAGACGGATTAAGTCTATTAATTATACTGACTAGTTTCTTTTCTACCTCAGCAGCATTTTCAATAGTTACTTCATCATCTGCAAATACCCCAGTATCGGCATCATCTAAAGATTTAGGATCTATTTCTAGCGCTCTACGTATTAAGTCTACTAAAAATGCACGACCCGGGGCTGTTAAGCGACGGGGTTCTTGCTCTGGTGCCGGTTCCGGTGCTGGGGCTGGAGCCGCAGGGGCAGGTACAACCGGTGCACCTCCAGCCGGCTGGGCTTGGGGTCCACCGGTTTGATCTAAACCTGGGGCAGGAGGCTGCTCTTGTTCAGATAACAAATTAGTAAAAACTTTATTAACTACTAAATCGAATTTTTTCATTATAGTGGGCTTGCTGCGCTCATTTTGCCAGCATTTTTAATTGTTGTCTGTAAAGCTTTAATTCTATCTGCTACTGCTTTTTGCTGACTAGGTATATCTTTAGCTACTTTTTGCAAATTAGTTAATTCGGCCTTAGCAGCGTCTGCTTGCGCTTTTTGAGCTTTTTGCTGCGCTATTTTTTGAGCTGCAATTACCTTAGGGTCCATTCCACCAGTAGTTGTACCTGCTTGAGGTACTACAGGAAGTGTACCTGGGTTAGCTCCGGACATAGTGGCTGTTGTCGGGTCACCACTCATGTTGTATTGTTCGAGCATTTTAAAAAATTTACTCTTGGCTTTTACTTTGCTGTATACATCTTCCATACGAATATTTACAACCTTTCAATTAATTTAAAATACTTTAGTTGATTTTTTAGCATTAACTGATTAAAATCTCCTAGGAGAGAAAGGCGTACTCCATATACATAGTTATGTATATTATAGTTTATGGTGGTTTCTATTTGTATCATACTTTTTAGGCTCACTTCGTTCGCCTTATATACCTATATATAATATATATCTAGTCGGATTTATTAATGTTATTAAATCTGAATTTTATATTTCTGTATGAATGCATCCCGTCGCCGCGGGCTAAATTTACTGTAATCAAAATTAAAACGGATACTTTTTATATTTTCTAAAAGCTCTTTACTCTCTCCAGACGATTCGTTTAAACAGTTAAAATCCGAATTATTATAAAACACTATAAAAGGAAAGTATTTGGTCAGAATGTCTAGATATAGTTTTGGAGACTCTGAAGAAACATAAAAAATTATATTCCGATCGTTATTGTTTTTAAGTATAGCTTCAGTTATTATTTTGTAATAATGAAACAGTTTAAGTTTCAATTTTTCCTTGCTCTTAAGGGTTTCCTCTAAAACACCCCACTCCTTTAATTGATTTAAATAATGCTTTTCAGCTAACTGTTGTAAGTCTGTAAAGTCAACTATAATTAAATTAAGAGCAGTTTTGTGGGAACGCATCGCAATAGAGTCTATAGTTTTCTTCATTAAGAGCAACTATTGCGTTTTTATTTTTTTCAAAAAAGCCTTCCATTTTAACTATTACATAGCACCCAATAGCGGGACTGTCTTTTTTAGTAACCCAATAATTTAAGTGGCTGCCTTCTATATTTAGTTTCTCTTTAATCCCTGCAGGAAAAACCACAAACCCGCCTTTATGATTAATTTTAAACAATACAAACGGTATTTTTCCTGCTACAGAAGCTTGCTCTATCCAACCATCAAGTTGTTGATTGTTTATAAGTAAACTCTCAAAATTAAAATCCTTATAAAATTTACCTTCGAGAGTAATATGAGATAAAAATCTAGGTAATATAATATCCCCTGAGGCTAGCAATAGTTGTTCAGGCGTTAAACTAGCTATGCGGCTTGCATTGAACCCCCCTACAAACGCGCCACTATTAGGCACTCTCTGAAAATTAACTCCATATATAGCAGTAAGATGTTTTGCTATTTCTCTTTCCCACGACTTACCTTTGTTCTTACTTGCATTAGCCATTTACAACTATTTATTACATACCCGGAAATGTTCTACGTATTACCTTGCCCTTCTTAAAACCTGGCGGTTTAAATTTGGTATTTTTTTTCTTCTTGCTACTTTTAGCGCCGAATAAATTTCGGGTGTCACCGGGTGCATAAAAATCCCCGCTTTTACCAATTTGGGCTGAATGCCCTTGATTTGGCCCTAAAGCAGAAGAGGTGGTATTACCCATATCTGCTGCCATTTCACCGTCTTCCATTATTTGATAGTATCTTTTATTAAACTTCTTCATGTTGATTAATGTATATTATACCATATACTTATATATATGGAGCCCCAGGTTTTAGATTCTCTTTTCGAAACTTATCAAAAAGAGATAGCTGAAGATATAAAAGTAGATGAATTATCCTTAAAGGATAAAGCTATGCTGGTACCCACTATTAAACACAAGTGGGTCGGGCGTTTAATGACTCATAAAGTACAATTAAAAAAATTAAACGAGGCTAAGAAGAAAATTTACAAAAAAATTTCAGCTGATTCCCCTATACCTCTTTCGAAAGCAACCCTCGATCAGGCGGCAAGCAATAATGATAGTGTATCAAAGATACAGGAAAGTATAGATCGTTTAGAGGTAATAATAGAGTATCTTGAAAAAGTAGAAAAATTAACCAGCTCTCTTACCTGGGACTGTAAGAATCTAATAGATTTACAGAAATTAGAAACGACGTAATGAGAGTTGAATTTAATTACGACCCTAAAAGAAAAGAAATAAAAATTGTTTCTGATTATTTCAGCAACATAAGAGAATATTTTTCTGTAAAAAACCCAGGCGCGCGGTTTAATAGATTTAATCGCTTTATACCGCAGCGCATATATGCGATAACACCTGCTGGGTATTGCGGGGTAGGCTTAATTCCGGAAATAATAAAATACCTTAAAACACTTGCAATACCTTACGAAGCGGTGTTTAACGGGGACCTAATTAAGTTATATGATAGTTTACCATTTCGCGTACCGACCGGGCACCCGGAAATAAAAGAATTAGTAAGCGAGTATCAACTTAGAGATTATCAAAGAGACGCGGTTAATACTGCTCTTCGAATAGGTTACGGTATTATTGAGCTTGCGACCGGTGGTGGTAAGACTTTTATTATTGCTAATTTAGTACACAGTACACTGCAGTTTTTAGCTGCTAATGAAAAAGTACTAATAATAGTGCCAGATATAGGGCTAGTAGAACAGACTTATAAAGATTTTGTCAATTATAATTTTCCCATGGATCAGGTAACGAAGTGGTCCGGTAATAATATTCTCAATTTAAATGCCCGGGTCGTAATTGCTAATTTAGGTATATTACAAAGCGAAAAATCTGATTTAAGCTGGTTTAATGAAGTAGGTCTGTTAATAGTTGACGAATGCCACAAATTACGTAGAGGTAATAAAGTTAATAAACTTATTGACAAGATCCCCACTTTACGTCGTTTTGGTTTCACCGGTACCCTGCCAGAAGACGATATTGATACATGGAACATATATAATTTTATAGGTTCGGTTATTTTTAAGAAAACCACCACCGATTTAAGAGAAGCAGCAGGGGGCGAGTATATAGCCAACGCGCAAGCTCTGTCTCTACATTTAGAGTATGATTTTAAACCTGATTATACTGCGGTTGGTGCAATGCAACGGTACATGTTAGAATTAGACTTTATACATAATAGCCCGTTTAGATATAAGGTTATAAAAAGTGTGGTGAGTAAATTGTCTAATAATTGTTTGATATTAGTCGATCATATCGCTCACGGAGACAATATGTATAGAGAGCTTTTTAGTATCCCGGGTAAGCAAGTATATTTTATACAAGGTAGTGTAGAGGTAGAAGAAAGAAAGCGCATACAGGACTTAATGGAGAAAGACAATAACATTATTTGTATAGCCATTAGTAAGATATTTTCTACCGGTATTTCTATTAAAAATATACACTATATTATGTTCGCCGCCGGCGGTAAATCCAAGATTAAAGTCTTACAGTCTATAGGTAGAGGGCTACGAGTACATCAAAATAAAAATATACTCACATTAATAGATATAGTAGATGAATTAGTATATGGCGGTAAGCATTTTGCAAAACGCAAACAATTTTACGATAATGAAAAAATCAAAATTACCAAAAAAACAATTACCGAAAGTGTATAAAGAAGTGCCTAAAAAGCCTAAGAAGCTAAGCGCATCCGCGCAAGCTAAAAAAATATATTATGTAAACCCTAAAGAATTTACGGATGAGCTTAAACTTTATTACGAGAGTAATGTTATTACTGATAAGCTTGCGTTGATGATAAAAAACATAGCCTACGGGCTAGCACACGCTCCAAATTTTATTAATTATACTTTTAAAGAAGAGGCTATAGGGGATTCTTTAATTAACATGTTTAATGCAATTAAAGAGAAGAAGTACAAATTTGATCGTGGCTTTAATCCTTTTTCATACTTTAATTCTATAGCGTTTAATTGTTGGCGTTCTCGTATAAAAAAAGAAAAAAGAATGAGAGACACACTAGCAGCTTATCAAGAAGAAGTATATAGTATAATCGGGCCGCAAGTTGGTATTGATGACCCGATTAATCCTTTGCATAAAAATAATGACACTTAAATTAAAAAACTCGGAAGTCGGAATTTTTTCAGACCCTCATTACGGGGTTCACCGTAACTCGGAAGTATGGCACAAGATTGCATTAGACCACGCTAAATGGGCTAAGGAAGAATTCAAACAACGAGGAATACAAGATATAATTATACCCGGAGATATTTTTCATGATCGCAACGACATTGCTGTTAACACTCTTCATGTTGCTACTGACATATTCGATATATTACGTGACTTCAATATCATTATTACAGTCGGTAATCACGACGCTTATTATCGTGACAACTCTAGCGTTAATTCCGTCTCCATTCTTAGAGGCTGGTCTAATATTACTGTTGTTGACGTTCTTCAAGTTGTTGACCTCCAGGGAAAGAAAATAGCTTTTTGCCCTTGGGGGCAAAATATAGAAGAGGTACCAAAATGTGATTTAATAGTTGGACATTTTGAAATTAATAGTTTTAAAATGAATACATTTAAGACCTGTACAAACGGTCTTAAATCGAAAGACTTTACGAGCCGAGCCCCCCTTACTATTTCCGGACACTTTCACCATAGAGAAGAAAGAAAATATAACGAAGGGACTATACTTTACGTAGGTTGCCCGTACCAGCAAGATTGGGGAGATTTTAACACTACTAAAGGTCTTTATATTTTAGATATAGAAACTCTTAAGTACGAGTTTGTTGAAAACAAAATCTCCCCTAGATATAATAAGATTTATTATTCTGAAATTTCTTCAGGTAAACTTACAGCGCCGGATATAAAGCAAATTATAGCAGATAACATAGTTAAACTAGTAATAGACCAACGTATTGAGCCAAATGTAGTAGATGCCGTTGTACGTAAGTTGGTCTCTGTAAAACCAGTAGAATTTACTATAGATTATGACTATACTGAACTTAGCAAAGTAAATGATGAGCTTGCCAATACTAAAAATTTTAGTATTAGCGTTGAAAATTCAATTTCAGAATTTATTGATTTATTGGAGATAAAGGATAAAGATAAGGTGAAGACATACGTCACAGATCTATATCATAGAGCACTTAAAATATGAAAATCGGAGCAGCCATTATCGCATGCGATAGAACAGAATATACTAATAAATGTATAGATAGTTTACTTCTTAATAAAAGAGACCTGAATGAAATTATTGTAATAAATGACGGTAAGCCTTGGTCTAATAATAAAGAAATTGAAATTATTAATAATACACCTCCCTACCGTACAGTGGGGGTGGCTAAGAATAACGCAATAAAAGAATTAATTAAAAGAGGTTGTGACCAGTTATTTTTAATTGAAAACGATATAATTATTAAAAGCCCAGAGGTATTTAAAACATACATTGAAGCAAGACAGATTACCGGTATAACTCATTTAAATTTCGGTTATCATGGTCCTGCTAATAGAACTCAAGACTATAAATTACCTAAAGCAAGGTATATAGTGGAGTACCCAAAAAATATTAAAATAGCACTAAATATGCATTCAGTTGGTGCATTTTCTTATTTTGATAAGCGTTACATTGAAGAAGTAGGGGTGCACGACACATACTTTAAAAATGCCTGGGAGCATGTTGAACTCTGCCAGCGAGGCGTTAAAAAAGGGCTTATACCCGCGTTTTGGTGGTTTCCAGACGTAGAGGGTAGTAATGAATTGCTAGAAGAGATTCCTGGGTCTATTCAAAATAGTTCTATAACACATACTCAGGAATGGACTGATAATATGAAGAAAGGCGCTGAATATTACCAAAAACTGCACGGGTGGATACCTATTCATTCACCAGATATGCCTTTGCAGCTAGTACTAGATAACCTCAAGGTAATTTATAAAAAATATAAACTATGATAACTTTTTCTCGTTTAGGACGCTACGGTAACCTAGGCAATTCTATGTTTCAATTAGCAGCAACCTTAGGTATAGCTGCTAAATTAAATTATTCCGTAAAATTTCCACGGAACCCTACGTACTTTGATACTAACTATAATTGTAATAATATTTCTTTATTTGATGGTTTTGAAATAGATAACCCAGTGTTAGTAAACGAGGACTACGCAGCAATAAAAAACCATTACACTGAACCGCATTTTCATTACGACCCTAATGCTTTTAATATATCAGATAATACCGATATTGCTGGTTACTTTCAAAGCGAAAAGTATTTTAGTCATGCAAGAGACATAGTTACAAAAGCTTTTACTTTTAAAAAAGAGTATATTGAAAAAGGTAATTCATTATTTAGCAAATACTCTATCTCGCCACATGAAACTACTTCTTTGCACGTCAGAAGAGGAGATTATGTAGTTAAACAGGTATACCACCCTCTTCAAGAAAATGCCTACTATGAAGCAGCGTTTAAAAAAGCAAAGCTTAAAAATGTATTGGTTTTTTCAGATGATATAGAGT